TCACGGCAGCGAGCCCGCGCGACGTCCCTTGACAAGGGACTAAGAAGGTAGTAAGTTCTTAGACAGTGGAGAAGGTCGGCCCGGACGAGACTGCGGCTCCGTCCGGACCGGCCGTAACACTCGCCGCGAGAGCGGCCGAACGGCCCGGACGAGGCTCATCGTCCGGGCCGTTCAGTGTGTCTATGGGTACTTCTTAGGATGCCCGGACTGCGGCCGGGAGGGGCGCTCTCAGGCGGCGCGCGAGCGGCTCCGGAAGCGCGGGAGAACCTTCGTCGTCAGGAGCCCGAGACCGGTCGCGATCGCGCCGGCAACGAGCGGCTCGATCTGATCCGGAAGCGCCGTGATGTCGAAGGATCCCACCGCCTCCACGACGTACCCGAGAGCCGTGAAGACGGCTCCGTTCACGAGGTTGCCGATCGCGCCGTCGAAGGGCAGCTTCCCGGCTCCGTCGTTCCCGTACTGCGTTCCCGTCATTTCTCTACCTCCTGCGCCTCGTGCGCCTTCTGCGCACTGATGAGCAAACGATACGGTACGAACGTCTGAACCGCGAATGCAACCATGAGAAGCGCCGTGACTGCCTCCTTCGCCGGCCACTCCGGGAAGAGGCGGTTCAGGATGACGATCACGAAGAGAGCCGAGAGCAGGATCTTCCGGATCATCAGGAAGCGGCCGAAGTGGTTCGGCTTCCCGTTCGGTTGCCTCCACCATGAGAAGCCGACTTCGTACTGATACCGAACCACGAAGGCGACGGCCGCGACGAGTCCGATGATGACTGCCGCGATTGTGAGGTACTCCCAAAAAGGGGATTCGAGGAACGCTCTCATGTCATGTACCTCTGTGCTCTCCTACTGCCTGCCAGAAACGGGGACCTAGCGCATTGTCTCGCTTGATCTTACCCGACTTCGCGGACCGATCCTCGATGTCCGATTCGCGAGCGGCGGCCGTTTCAAGCTGAATCTCCGCCGTATCCGATACCGCCTGAACCTTCTCCACGAGTTCCGGCGGAGGAGGTGGCGGAAGGTGATGCTCGTACTCCTTCCTCTTACGCTTGAAAAAATCCACGCTTCTCCGCCTCCTTGACGATTTTGTCAAGCGCCTGCGTTGCGACTTCGTTCGTGTCGAGTAGCTTTTCGATCTGTCGATTCTGTGTGGCGATCGTCTCGTCTTTCTTGCCGGCCGCCGTCGTCAGAATGTCAATCTGCTTCAAGTAGAGCGCGAGCGTGCGATCCGTGTCCTTCTCGATCCGGCGCTCGATCCGCTCTACTTCTCCACCACGAACGAGGATCCCACGGGAGAATGCGAAGAGGAGACCGGTTATCCCGGACAGCACAACGAAGAGGAGGATGAGCCACGGCCCACCCTCCCGCATCGCTGACACGAAGAGGCTCACAGAATCAGTGCCCCATAGCGCGCCACGTCTGTCCACCCTTTTCGAGAATGCCGTCCGGGTTCTTCCACCCGAACCGCATCCCCTGATACCACTTCACGCCGGCCGTGAACTTCGGACCGGGGATGCCGTCCGCCTTTCCGGCGCGCTTCTCCCCGATGAACTTCTGAACAAACACGACGTCCGTCCCCGGCTTCACGCCTTCGCGCAGCGTCCGCGAGCCGGGAGCGTACGTGGCGAGCCCGGCCGGAACGGGGACCGGCTTCGGCGCGGGAGGCTTCGGCGCGCTCGCCGGCAGCGTCGCACGCCACGCGGAGAGCGGCATCCCGACGTGGACGGTGTACGTCGCCCATGCTCCCCACCAATTCCCGAGGAGCGACCGGATCGCGCTCTCGTGAATGTGCCAGAGGTGAGAATCGTCCGAGGAGACGTGATCCTCTTTGAACTCGTTGTAACCCTCCACGACGCGATCGTTGTCGATCTGCCCGTAGAACTCATAGAGGAACAGATCGAGCCGGGGATCCTTCGGATCCAACATGCTCGCCATGAGTCGCGAAGAGATCGTATCGATGTTCCGGTAGTCTCCGCGCTGCGCACTCGTGAAGGTGAGATCGAGCGCGGAACTCTTCGTCCATCCGAGACCGGACTTGTTCACCTTGTCGCGGATGGAGTAGTTCGTCGGGAAGTTCTTCGCGTTCCACGAACCCGGCGCGTGGAAGCCTTTCTTCCACGCGATGATCCCGCCGAGACGCAGATCCGGACCAACGTAGCGGCGCGTGTGAAGCCAGAGCCACCAAAGCGTGTCCGGGACGTCCGCGTTCAGATTCGGTTCCGGAAGTTTGAACTCCGGCGTTTTGAGGATTACTCCTGCCATAGCCATTACTGAGGTTCGCCTCCCCCTGCGATCGTATCGAGCTTTGCCTCAATAGAGGCTAGCCGATTGGAGAGCCGGCCGCCACGTGCGCGCGTCTGCTCCACTACCCCTAGTCGCGTGCTTAGCGTCTCGACGGCCGATCGCAGCGCCGCCACTTCCTCCGCGCCGCCGGAGACCGGAGCCTCCGCGAGCGCCTTCACGGCGACTTCGAGCGCGGAGAGCCGAGAGTTCGCGGATTGGAACGCCGTTGACAATTCCGCGACGCGCGTCCCGACTTGCTCGAAGCCGGGCATCTTCTGCGCGAGAGTCTGCTCAATCGCAGTCAATCGAGTCGCAAGCGCCGCGACTTCCTCCGCCGTCGCCATTCCCTTAACCGGACTCGTCATTACGCGATTCTCCTTGCTCGCAGCGTGGATCCTCCGACAACGATGGAAGCCGTCGCGTCCGTCGTCTCTTGTGCCCAACGGAACGCGACGCGGCCGGCAGTCGTGAACCGGATGAGACCGTACTCTTTCAAGCCGTAGTAGAGCGTATTCGAGTTCGCTCCGTACGTGATCTCCGTTCCGTATTGATGGACGGAGTGACGCATTTGCGTATTGTCTCGCGATTGCAACTCCACGCCGGGACCGGGACCTAGGCACGTTTTCAACGAATACGAGGCAGTCGTTCCCGTAACGTTCCACGCTGTCTTAAGGTCTCCGGTTACGCCTCCCCAAATGATATCGAAGTCAACGAACCAAGTACCGATATCGAGATCCGCGAAGAGGGTCGGATCGTCCGCCATCGTGTTGTTTGCTCGCGACGTGTTTCCCGTCTTGATGACATCGACGCTCTTCCCGATTCCGCCGATAGACAGATCCCCGCGAAAGTCTCCGTCTCCAAGGATGACGAGACCGGAATCGATGTCGTAGTACGATCCGTCTCCGAACTCCACGCCGACCGTACCGGCCGCCGGATCCGCGTAGAAGCCTTGTGCGGAATAGTGCGTGACTGCTCCGGCGATGAGCCACGTCTTCCCGATCGGGACCATATAGACGCGCGCGCCGGGTTGCGGGACGTATCCGGAAGCCACGGCGTAGTGCTTCCCGGAAAGCGTCGCCTCCCCCTCGAACGTGACGCGCGGGAGCGGGATCCCGTCCGGGTACGGCGGATCGAACGGATCGTACGCGGGATCGATGACAGCGAGCCGGATCCCCTTGTCCGCGCTCCCATCGGTGGACGTCCGGACGTAACCGGAGATTCCGTCGAGAAACGTCATCGGCTCCATTAGACGGTTACCACCCTTCGCGCGCGATGCTTCATCGTAGCGCCTGCGCGGAGTTCGAGGCTCCACGTCTGCTCCGTGTACTTCGTGTTCACCGCGAGAGACGGGTACACGACGCGATAGACATCGTTCCCGGAGTGGACCGGCATCAAAGCCGTCGTGAAGTCGAGCGCCTCGTAAACCTGAGAAGCCTCGAACGCGAGCCGCGCCACCTTCGCTTGAAGCGTCGCGAGATCGGCCGCGTCCTCCTCCTGCCGGAAGTCCACGATTGTCCGTTGCCGGCGAACCGTGGACGTCGGAGACGCGGGATCGGAGTTCGTGTACGTCGCCACGAGAGCCGGCTTGTCGGGATCGGAGACGACGAGACTCCACGCGTTCGGGATATTCGTCAAGTCGAGTTCCTGATCCACGTTCGGCACAACGAGACCGGCCACGCCTGCTCCGTACGTGAACTCCTCCGTCCGCGTGACCGGAGACCGGTAGGCTACGCCGATCGCGGTTCCGTTCTCATCGAAGGAGAGCGCCTCGTAATTGATCGCGGAGAACAACTCGTTGATGATCTTCAACTTCGAGGTTCCCGGCTCCCACTCCATAGCGGCCGGCAGCGTACGCGTTGACGGCGCGACGTTCTTCGGCATGGAGCCGAGAAGCGTCGAGATCGTGTCCGTGTACTTCGCGCCGGCCGCGATCGTGTACCGCGTGAGTACCTTGTCATCTGCCAGCACGAGGAGCGGATCGTACGCCATCACGTCGCGCGTCACGCGGTTCTGCTCATCGGAGTTCCGGTCCGGCGACGCGAGGAGGAAGACTCCTTGCGGATGCTCGACGTAATCGTTGGGACCGTACGGCGGAAGCCACGTGCGAATGAACGGCCGGATCCGATCGGAGAGGAAGTCGATCTCCCCGTTCTCGCGGAGACGGAAGCGCGCCGTCCGCTTGATGTCTGCGAGCCAATTCATTTCGACCGTGCATCCGGTCACGTTGTCGAGATCCATCACGTACACGTTCGCGGACGTGAGGAGTTCGTACCGGAAGCCGAACCGCCGGAAACCGAAGTCGCCACGGAGAACCGCGAGAACCTCCGCCTCCGTGTGCGAGTTCGGGTTCAGGTCACCGGACGGCGGCGCGAACTTCTGCATTAGATCACAACCGTTTCGACGGCCCGGTACGCCTTCGTGAACGTGAAGGAAACCGTCGATCCCCACGACTGATCGGACGTCTTGAAGTTGCTCATCGTTCCGTAGACAGCGCGCGCGCGGTTGTCCCGGAAGAAGAGGTTCTTCTTCGATGCCGCATAGGCGCGGAGTTCCCGGAGAACCTCCACGTAATCGGGACCGTGGGGAACGTCAATCGTCACATCGACGGAGAAGCCGCTCCCCTCTCCGAAGTCGAAGACGGGATCCTCGCGGCCGACGTAGTACGTTCCGGATTGCATCGGATCGAACGAGTCCCCTCGCTGATTCGCACCGTACCGGAATTGCCGGAGCGTCCCTTCGGGATCGTCGGGATCGTGGAGCCACACTCCCCGAATCGGGAGCGTCGCCTCCGTGGGATCGGAATCCGTGAACGGCATTACGCGTTCCCCCTCACGCGGTATTCGTACGTGATGCCTGCGGTAGCAGTGTAGTCCCGGAACGATCCATCCGGATCCGCCGTTCCGAGGATCTCGAACGCGTCGTCCGTTCCCGCGATCCGGCGGAGGATCTGATTCTCTGCGGTCTCCGGACGGTCCGACGCGTTGCCTAGCGTCACCTCGTCAAGGATGACGTACGTCCCGGCCGCCACGCCTCCCGCGATCGACGGCCCATAGACAGCCTTCGCGGCCGTCGCCGGAGCGGTACCGGTCACCTGAATCTGCGTCCACGTGGCAGCGGGAACGAGCGTCCCGAACGAGGAGGAGGAGAGGTACGCGAACGCTGCGGTTGACCAATCGATAGTTGCGGAGACGTTGCACTGAATCGACGCGTAAACCCACATGCGCGCCGTATAGCGCTGTCCCGCGATCACGTCCCGTTGGTTCGGGTAGTCGCGCGCGTAAACGGGATCCTGCCCGTTCAGCGTGGACGTGATGCGCAGCGCGCCGACTCCCCGGTGAACGATGCCGGCCTCCGCCGCAACGGCCGCGTTCGGTCCCGCCTGCCAACCGGAGACGCCGGTCTCGAAGCCGGCTTCCGGAATGCCGAGAGCCGGAGCGCCGGGAGTCGGATTGTCGATCGTCACGAGCGCGAAGCCGTCTTCGGGTTGCGGCGTGACGGAGACGATCGGCTTCTCCGGCGTGGAGTACGAAGGCGTGAGCGTCCGCGTCGCTATGTTCGTCACTACCGCCTGCGCGTTGCGAACCTGAACGCGGATCTCGTGCGCCTGATCCGAGAGCATTCCCGCAACGGTCGCCGTCGTCGCGCCGGACGCGATCCAATTCGTATCGGAGACGAGAGTCGCGCCACGGTAGAGCCACACGCGGTAAGCCGCCTGAACGGTACCGGCGACGCTCCACGCGATCGGGATATCGTCCGTGATGACGTCGAGCGGGTTGTTCACGGCCGGAGCCGTGATCGTGACGGTTCCTCCGGCCGAAGCGGTGAAGGTGCCGTACGTGCTCCACGGGGATTCGACGTCGGACGGATCCCATGCCTTCACGCGCCATCGGTAATCGAACCCGTTCGCGATCGTGTTCCCGGCAACGGTCCGGTTCGATACGGCGGAGAGCGTCTTCCCCGTATCGAGAACCACTACCTCATCGGAGATCCGCGAGATTTCAAGCTGATATGCGTACTGCGGATCGCCGTTCGGATCGTTGAAATCCCAATCGAAGTTAGCGGCCTGCGCCGCGTCGAAGTTCGCGCGAGTGACAAGCGTCGGAGCAGTCGGCGCGATATTGAACGTGTCCACAACGTACTGCGTCGTGAGTACGCCGGCAGTGTCGATCGCGATTGTCACGAGCGTCGTTTGTCCTACGCCGGAGTTCCGCTGAACGCGGATCGCCTTAACGGTTCCCGCGCCTGCGTCGTCGTAAACGAGCGTCTCATTGAGCCGACCGTTCATCGTGTTCAAGTCGAAGACGGTACGGCGCACGCGGCCGGCATCCGCCGCGTCCACGTAATAGACGTGGATCGCATTCTCGATCTCGTTGTAGACAGCATCCCATGCGGCCGTTTGCGCGATCGCGGGACCGTCCGGCATCGACGGGATCCCGAGACCGGAAAGGTTCTCCGCGCCGATGAGAGTCGAGTCCGTCCCCGTATGGTTCTTGACTTTGATCGAGATTCCCCATGACGAATCGCTGTCCGCCGAAATGAACGCTGCCGCCTGCGAGGAAACGGGAACGACGCGAACCTTCCCGGCCGCGTCCTTCCGGCCGTATCCGTTCGTGCTCACTGTCTTCGTCCATTGGAACCCAGTCGAAGCAGCGTTGAGGATGTACCACCCTTCCGAGAGCGCGCGGTTGTCTCCGAGATTCTGATCTCCGCCGAAGGAGTAGAAGTACGCCTGATCGGCGGAGCCCGGCGGGATCTGTGACGGAGACGCTACGTCCATCCCCGTTCCGGTCTCGTTGTGCCACGCGTTGAAGTATCCGGACGGCGGCGCGACTACGCCGAGAGCAGGCAGCGAGTTCCCGGATCCCCGGAGCCCGTTCCCCGTGTTCGCGAGGAGCGGCGCGAAGTCGAAGATCGCGTGTTGCGTTTCGTTGTGTACGACGGAATCGCCGGCCGATCCGATGTGTCCGACGAACGCGAGGATCGAGCCGGAGCCGAACGGGTGCCAGAGTGCGACGACTTGATTGATCGCCGCGCCGTACGTCGGCATCGACGTGGAGCGCATCGGCTTGACTGTCCACGTGACTCCGCCTCCGCGCTGAAACGCGAGGAGCGCGAGCGAGTTCTCCGCCTGCGAGTAGCGTCCGAGAACGCAGAGGTTGCCGGCCGGATCCGCCACGAGCGCGAGCGCCTGATACCCGGCAGGCACGGCGAATTGGTTCACGGCCGCGCCGATCGGAATCGTCGCGATCTGCGTTACCGTGGCGGAGCCGAATGGGCGGTACTTAAGCGTGATCGTCGGAGTCGCGGCTCCATTCGATTCGAGCCATGCCCACCCGTCCGAGAGTTCCACTTGCGCGCCGAGAACGCCGAAGAGCGTATTCCGCGTGACGCTCGTATAAACGAGCATCGGATCGAACGCCGTTCCCGCCTGCTCCGTAGTCGCAAGCGCGATCGCCTCGTCCCGCGTCGGAGCCGCGCCGGCAAGGTTGTAGTTCGTGTGGAGAAGGTGTTCCATCGACGTCGCCGGCCGCATCGCTGCGAGCAACTCATCCGAGGAAGCCTGAACCGTCTTCCCCGTTGCGCCGGACAGCATGTGGACGAGTCCATCATGGCGGAGCGCTGCGATCTGTGTCGGGTTGCGCCAGTCGGCAACCGTCAAGCCGGAGCCGCTCCACGCGAACCCGCGCCACACGAGATCCTGCGCGAACGAGGCAGAGAGTTGGTTATACACGTAGACGCGAACGGCGGCAGCGGTAACGACGTCGGACGCAGGGATCGCCGGATAGTCGTAGCCGAGATAGGAGAGGAACGTCGCGTACTGTCCGTCATTGTTGTTCCGGCCGACGAACGCGGTATTCCCTCCCGTTGCTCCATCGGCGGGACCGTTCCGGGAGTTCGTTTGGCTCGCGTCGTAGGAGTAGAGGTATCCGTCCGACGTCTTGCCGAATACGATCGTTACCGTCATCGGATCCCCCTCCGCGCGTTCTTCTGCTTCATTGCCGCTCCACCGTTCGATGCGATCACGTACGCGACGGCCGCGAGCGGATCCTCACGGCAGCGTACGCCGTGAACCACGATCTCCCCGGCCGGATCCGGGACGAGCGTCGGAGGGTTGACGATCACGAAATCCGGATCCCCGCCGGCAGCGTCCGAGACGCGAACCTCCACGCGCGAGCGGAGTCCGTCGTCGTGAGCAACGAGGCTCTCGATCGCGACGTCTCCGTCCGGAGTGGAGACGGTCGCCGGACCGTCGTACGCGTCCCTCACAGCGCGCGTGCGCGCTCGTGCGTTCTCGGATGCCGTTGCCATTCCTGCTCCCTTAGCCTGCCGCGTGGACGGTTCGCGCGGACCGTTGCATACCCGAGATCAGGTTAACAACGTCCTCGATGCTCTTCATCTTCGACGCGTCGAGAGTGACGGAGCCGGCCGCGAAGACGTACGTCGTACCGGTCGCCGTCGTGGCGGACGGTCCCGGAGACGAAGGCCGGATGCCGGCCGCCGCTGCCGCCGCGTGGACTTGCGGGACGATCGAGCGGACGGCCGCTGCCATCTTCGCGCGCGCGAGCGGGATGGAGCGCTTCACGCCGAGAGACATACCGGGGAGCAGCCATCGGCCGACTTGATCCCGGAACACCTTCGACGGGGACGAGATTCCGAGAGCCGCTTTCGCGCCGGAGAGGACGGACTTCATCGCGCCGACTGCGGCGGAGATCGCTTGTCCCACGGCCGCCCGGATGCCGGCCGCGAGACCGGACATGATCGCGGAGCCTGCGGAGCGGAGCCACCCTCCCGCGCCGGAGAACGCTCCGAGGATCGAACCCTTCACGCCGGAGACAGCGGAGCGCGCCTTACCGGGAAGTCCCCGAAGGTACGAGATCGCGCCGTTGACGAGTTCGCTCGCCTTCGAGCGCGCGGCCGAAACGGCGGAGGAGAACGCGCCGGACATCGATCCCCACAACGAGGAGACGGCGGAGCGCGCCTTCCCCGGAAGCTGCCGGAAGAAGTTCGTCACATTGTTAACGAGTGATGTCGCCTGATTCTGCGCATTCGACTTCGCGGACGAGAACGCTCCGGAGATCGAACTCCACAACGAGGCGAACGCGGCGCGCGCCTTACCGGGAGCGGTCCGGAAGAAGTTGATGACTCCGTTCACGAGCGCGGTTCCTGCCGCAATCGCATTCGACTTCGCGGAGTTGAACGCGCCGGAGATCGCTCCCCAAAGTGTCGAGACGGCGGAGCGCGCGCGGCCGGGAAGCTTGATGAAGAAATCGATGATCGAGCCGATCGCGAACCCGACTGCGAATAGCGCTGCGTGCATCGCCGTTTTAAACGCGTTACCGATCACGCCGGGAAGCGCCATGAGGAACGCGCCGATCCGACCGGGGAGCGCAGAGAAGAACGCGCCGACACTCGTTCCCCATCCCGAGATCGTTCCCCATAGAGACGAGAGCGCCGCGCCGAATCGTCCCGGCAGCGCCGCGAACCACGCGCCTACGCCGGAGAAGAACCCGGTTATCGATCCCCACAATCCGGAGAAGAATCCGGAGATCGAGGAGCCGGCCGAAGAGAACCACGCGCCTACGGATGAAACCCATCCGGAGATCGTGGAGCCTAGGTTCTTGAACCAACCGATCGCGGCCGACGTCCATCCGGGAATGTTCGTGAAGAAGTTCCGAACGACTCCGTAGAACTTCGCCATTGCCGCGATATTGGTCCCAATCATCGCGATCAGGAATCCGAGGAACTTAAGCATGTCCCCGAAGAAGAGACTCGCCTCCGGACCGGCCGTGGCGATAATCCCCATGAATTGCCCGAGACCTTCGCCTAGCGCTGTCAATCCCGGTCCGAGACTCGTGAGGAACGGACCGCTCGCTTTTACGAGCGCCTCGAATCCTGGCAGCGCTCCGCGCACGAGTCCGAGGATTCCTTGTGTCAACGGGCCGATCGCGGGAGCGACGTCCTTGAACATTCGCGTAAAGGACGGACCTAGTTCCTTTTTCACGAACGTTTGAATCATGCCGAGAGAAGACACGATCGGCTTGACGAGCGGTTGCGCCGCCTTAACCATCGTGTCCTTGAAGGACTTACCGAGAGACGTCCCGGCCTTCTTCACTGCCGGGTTATCTTTGAGGAGCGCCGCGCCGATCCCGATGACTCCGAGACCGGCTCCCGCAATGAGCGCGCCGGAGAGACCGGCCATGAGAGCAGGCGCGAGAAGCGCGCCGGCAACGGCGACGGCCGCGAGAACGTACGGGTTCGCGAGCGCGGACGGCATGACGGCTCCCAACTTCGAGCCCATCCCACCGATCGAGCCGATCAACCCTCCGCCCATGTCCCCGCCGAGAAGTCCACCGATCTTCCCCATGAGACCGCGCTTGCCGGACGCGCCGTCTCCGATGCCGTCGCCTGCTCCCTTTCCGACTCCTTCGCCGGAGATCCTGCCGGCCGCCACGAACTGTCCGTTCGCGCCACGCATTTTCGAGGAGAAGGACTTGACGGTCGAAGTGCCCATCACGGAGCCGGCTCGATCGCCGGCAGTCATGGCGGACGACTCTACGGACCGTTCGTCAATGTCCGCGAGCACAGACACATAAGCGTCTGCGATCTTGAAGCCGTCCGCCATGCTCGCTCCTTATCCGAACTCGATCAACCCTGCGAGGAGCGGATCTCGCTCGATCGCGTCGCGCTCGCTTTCCACGAGGCGCGCGCCCGGTTTGACGTTGCGCGTTACCTTTGCTTCCTGCTCCTCCGCCCGAAGACGGATCACGCCGGGATACGCGGGGAGTCGCGACGCGAGAGCGAAGAACTCCGGAGCCGGCAGCGCGAGCGCGTCGCGCCATGCGAGGTGATAGATCGCGCGGAAGTCAGCGAGAACGTCCCGTTCGTGATGGACGATCCAACCGATCTGCGCGAGCCGATCACCTAGCCTTTTCCCTCTTCGTCCATCCCGCCGAACACCTTCTCGCGGCAGACGCTCATGATGCCGGAGAGAACCTTCTTCGGGAGACCTTCGACGGCGCACAGCGCTTCGTACGCCTCCATCCCGATCGTCTGCTCGATCGCGTAGAGTTCGCCGGCAATCTGCCCGCGCTCCTCCACGATCTTCGCGGCGCGGAGCCCGATCTCCGCGCCGACTTCGACGGGGACCGTGTACTCCTTGCCGTCGATCTCGAAGAGCGGCTCGCGCTTGCTGCGCCACTCCGGAGCCGTCGTGTGCTGAGTGTCGATCTTGAACATGGGGGTAGCCTCCTCCATATAGCGGTTGACGTGCGGAAACTCTGAGTGTGTGAGCTGTGTGAGTAGCCTCAGGAAAATCCCTATAGAACCCTACGCGTAGAGAGTTTTCCTAGGGGTACTCACACAGCTCACACGTCACACTGCGGCCGACTCCACCACGCGGAACGGCCGGATCGACGTGGACACCCAATGGCACTCGAACGTGACCGGGATGAGCCACTGATCGTCCTTCTTGTACGCGGCTTCGACGTCCTCGACGGAGAGCGCCTTCCGCAGGATGAACAGGCGGCGCTTGCCGAGAGGCGCGCGTCCCCGGAGGATGATGGACGAGTAATCCGGCTCCGCGCCGGAATCGTCCCCCTCGACGTCGAAGGCGCGGAACGCGGTTGCGCCGACCCCTCCGGTGTCGATCGTGTCCTCGTTCTGCGAGAGCGCGAGGAGGAGGTTTTCGAGCGTCCCCTCCACGAGGTTCGTCGCGACGGTGATCGTCCGTCCCGTCTTCCGCTTGCCGGCCGAATCGATGATCTGATCCATGCGCAGATTCATCCATTCGTGCGCGACGTTCAGCGTTACCCCGTCGTCCGTTCCGCCGAGACTCGCGAACGGAGCCGCGATCGGATCGGCCACGGCGGTATCGGCCGGCTCCGTCGCGCCGAACTCTGCGCGGAAGAGTTCCGCCGCTCCGGCGATGATGTTCGATGCGCTAGGCATTCGACGTTCCTCCCTGCGTCGCCGGCTTCGGCTTCGGAGCCTCCGCCGTGATCTCTTCCTTCACGAGTCCCTGCGCGGACAAGTCCGCGAACTCGTCCTCCTCGACTTCGATCGTCTCGTCCGGACGGATCGTGGTACGGATGGTTCGCATTGCGTCTCCTTCGGTTAGTCCGGTTCGGCCGTCCACACGAGGACGAACTCTGTCTCGTAATGTGCCGTGGACGCGTCCGGATCCGGGATGCGTCTCGGTTCGGAGACGAGACGTACTCCGTGGACGAGTGCGCGTTCGTACCCGGCAGACTGACGGACGAATACGGGAGCGAACGTCGGAGTGAGGCAGACGCGGACGATCTTCTCCGCGAGTTGGTTCGATGCGTTCCACTGCGGCCGATCGCTGCCAGGAACGGCCGCCCATGTTCCGAGAGAGACGACGGGCATCCGGCCGAAGCCGGCCGCGATCCTGCCGCCTACGATCGCCACGGTTCCGAAGCCTTGAATGTCGCCGGAGAGAACGCTCCACGTGCCCGGCTTCGGGAGCGTCGTCGCCACGCCTACCGGAAACCACGTTTTAAGCCACGCTACGGCGACAGACTCGCTTGTCGGGTGGTGGAGGTTGGGAGCCGTCATGCGATCACCCGTGTTTTGAAGAGAGCCGGCCGCATGTACGGTTGCGCCTCCATCTTGGAGGTTCCGAACTCTTGATAGAGGTGATAGTCGATCCCGCGCCCGATGTCTCCGCAGTGAACCCGGCCTTCGCCTTCGAGATGTTCCGCCTCGATCGTGGAGAGAAGGTCTCCCGAGAGAACAGGAACGTAGCGGCGCGCGTCTTCTGCGACGAGATCCGTGATCGGGTGAACGGCTTCCGCGTCCACGACGCGGCGGAGTTGGACGAGTCCGGGACCGTTCATTACGACACGCGTCCGTGCTGCCATTCGTCCACCTCCCCTTGTCGGGTTAGTCCATCCGTCCCGCGTCCCTTGTCAGGACGTGTCGAGCGTACCCTACTGGACGCGTCGAAGATCAAGCCTTACGTCCGGACTCATCACCGGATTGTGCGGACGGGTGACGTGATCGATGACGTACGTCTCTCCCGTCTTCTCGTCCCGGAGTCGATTCGTTTCATCGACTACCGTTCCGTTCGGAACCCTGCCCGTGTAGTACAGAATCGCGCGCGCCTGCGGATCCGATTCCGTCGAGACGATTTGCCGGCCTTCCACAATGGAACAGGGGATGCCGGAGCCGGCCGGCGTTTCGGAGTCGAGAACGTCGCCATACTCGGACTCCTCTTCGCCGCTGCCGAGAATCGTCACGGTTGTCGTGGGAGTCGCAATCACGGTATCGCGCCTTCGCCACCGAAGCCGGCCGGATCGCTGCGCTCGTTGAGGAAGTTCCGTTCCTGCGAGCGGACGTCAACGCGGGGAACGAGAACCGTCCGCGTGCCGATCCACGAGAGCGACGCGAGTTCGCGCCGCGCAAGCGGATGAAGGAAGACGTCGGCGCGATCCTCGCGCGTGATGCTCTGCGTATCGCTCGTGACCGTGGACGCGTTCTCGCGCTCCTCCACGAGTCCCGGCTTCACCGCGAAGAAGCATTGCCACGCGGTAGCGCGCCGAAGGTGCCGACGATCCACGCCGGAGATCGCGTCCTCCGGGAGTTCCTCGTCCGCGCCGGAGAAGGTGTCGATGATGGACGAAGCGAGCGCGATCGTCTCCTCCGTGAAGTCCTTCCCTGTTACGTTCCGGACTTGCTCGACGGTTGCCCATGCCATGCGATCACCTTCCTTTCGTGAGAGAGCCGCCGGGGACGGAGGAGGCTACCGTTCGTCCCCGGCGGAGTTCTCAGGAGTTCGCGCGCGTCTGCTTCGCGGGAGCCGCCTTCGCGGCCGGCGTGGACTGCTTCGCCTTGTCCGGGTTCAACGCGTCCGCCACCTCCGAGGACGGCGGCTCCGCGATGAGCCGGCCGCCGGACGTCCGACGCTCCGAGATCCCGCGTACCTCCGTGGGATCCGGCAGCGGATCGGCGTACGTCCCGTCCGACGTGATGGAGCCGGAACCGGTGAGCGCCTCGTTCCGGAACGACTGACCTTCGAGGTTCTTCGTCTCGTCCGACATGATCGGATCCTTTCGAGCGTTTGCGAGTGGAAAGACGGGGACCGGCCGTCCGGCACGGGGAACCGGACGGCCGGAGTCGATCAGGAACCCGGCGTGATTTCGAGAACCGCGATCGCCTGCGGGACCGTGCAGACGAAGGCGCGGCGCATCATCGCCTTCATGATGGCTTCGTCCGAGAGGAAGCCGATGCCCTGCGCCGCGCGCTGCCACTGAACGCCGGGATTGCCGGGGACCATGCCGGCCGACGTCCGCGCGAGCCCGCGCTTCAACGCGTTGCGGTTGCCGATGATGATGAGCGGGTTCCCCGTGGGAGTGTCCGTCATCGTCGCGTGCGTGCGCGCGCCCGTGGAGAACCGGAAGTCCGTCGCACCGAAGAGGGACGGTCCCGCGCCGGTACGGTTGCCGTCGATGAAGAGCGGCTCGCCGTCGCCGTTGCGGATCTTGCGGAACGTGCGCTTGATCTGCGGCGACGCGATCATGAACGTGTTCGCCTCGTCGTAGAAGTCGCTCTCCTCGTAGAGCCCGAGGAAGTCCGCCACCGCGTCGAGCCACGTCGCGGCCGGAGTCGGGTTGCCACCCGTGAGGCGCGGGACCTGGATCCGGTTCGCTGCCGCCGCGTACGCTCCCCACGGCGTACTCTGCGCCGTCGCCACGCAGGCGTAGATGGATTGGAACGGGACCGTCGTTCCGTTCATCGCGCCCGTGGTTCCGATGCACGCGTGGTCGAAGGTCTTCGCGAGCGCGGAGCCGGCCTCCTGCTCGTACCGGCGCATCGTGCCTTCACCGGTGATCGTGTCCGTGAGGTCCTCTTCGGCCACCTTCGCCGCGCCACCGATCTTCCGCGCGATGAGGTCCACGAGATCCTGCGTGTTCGTGGAGAAGCCGTATTCGGCACCCTTCGCGACCGACGCGACGGAGAACCCGCCGAACCGCGCGACCTGCTTCGTGTCGCTCGCCATCGTCTCCGGCGGCGCGATCGCCTCCATGACGGACGTCTTCGCGACCTTCTGAATCACCTCTTGCGAGGTTTCGATCGGGATGAGGTTTTCGAGATCCTGACGGTTGGTGGTCACGCCGGTCACACTCCTTCGGTATGGCGTGAGGGATGGGGATCGTCCCGCTTGCCATCCGGCAATGCGTGTTCCGGCGGAAGCCGTCCGGCTCCGTGCCTGCCTGCGAGGATACACGAAGGAGCCCGGCTCCGCATAGGAGCCGGGCTCGCAACGCCGGCCGGATAGGTGGGACCGGAACCACTCCGCGAGCTACCGCCCGAGAATCCGCGCGTAGCGCTTCTTATCGGGATCGGAGTTGGTTTCCTTCGTCTCCCGATTCCCCTTCACGGTACGCGGAACTCGCGCGGTTGTCTTGCGCTGCGCGCCGAGAATCGAGCGGAGGTTCTCGATCCGCTCCTCGATCTCGTCCTCGTCCGCGCCGTCCTTGTCCACGGTCACATCATCGAGCCGGAGCAGATCGAGCACGGCGACGCGATCGTCCTTGTCCTCGATGCCGAGACCGCGCAGGATGCCGTGAGCCGCCGTACGAACGATCTTCACGTTCGCTTCCGCGACCGGATCCGGTTCGTCGTCGTCCGGCTTCTTCGACTTGTCGAGTTCCGCCCGGAGCCGCCGCGCCTCGTTCTTCGCACGGTCGCGCGCCTTGATCGCCTTGACGAGTTCGGGATCCTTCTTCGCTCCCTTGTCGTCTTCGGTATCGCCGGAATCGTCGTCGTCATCGTCCGAATCGTCGCCGGCCTTGTCGTCCTCCGTCGTCTCTTCGGTCTCGTCCGCGTCGTCCTGCGTCTTGTCGTCCGCGTCGTCGTCTGCCATCACTCGCCACCCGACGAAGCAGCGAGAACCGCTTGCGCTGCCGCGTCCCATGCCGAACGGACGTTGATGTCGAGATGTTCGTACGCCGGCAGCGGATCGCCGTTCACGGCTCGATTGTCCCGCGCCTTCGCGTATGCCTCATACGCGATCTTCGCGAAGTCCTCCACGAGTTAGCCTCCTCGTCACTTCTTGCGCAGCATCCGCCGCGCGCGTGTCTCCACACTAGCAGGAAGGCCGGCTCCGGCAGCGAGGAGAGACTCCGCCGCGCGTTGCATTGCCGGACCGGATTCGTACTCCGTCCATTGGTACACAACCGATCGGCGCGCTTCCGCCGCGAGACGCGCTGCCGGCGACAGACTCGATCGGGACGAAGGCGGCTTCCCTGCCGGCTCATCTGTCACGCGGAGTTGGCATCGACAGTTGGGATGGAGCGGACAGCCCGGAACCGCAGGCACCTTGCGCGCCTTCGGATCGAACGAGACGCCGGGGAACAGGCGGCCGGGTTCCACGACGTAACCCGCGTGTGCGAGACAGTCGAGACACGCGTTCCGCTCCGCGATCCACATCACGCGGAGTTTCATCGTGCGCGCGACGTCGATCGTCCCGGCGTTGATCCCTTCGTTCGCGACGCTGCGAGCGTGTCCCTCGATCCGCGCCTTCCCTTTGCTGATCTTCGCCGCGACTGCCGCCGCTTCCGTGCGGTTCCGGATCCCTTGTCTCGCAACGGTTTCCGCTTCACGCAGCGCCTCACGAAGCGCCGCGTCAATGGCGGGAACGTCGCGCTTCTTCGGAGTCTTCGTCTTGCGCGCGCGAGCCTTCGCCTTTTCGCCGGGGATCCGTTGCACAGCACGGGAAACGCCGAGACGATGCGCCTCCACGGCCGCTTGCCGGAGCGCCGGCTCCATCGGCTCCCACCGCTGCCGCCGGATCCGCGCGCCTACGGCCTTCCCCACCTGCTCCGCCTGCCGGTCTGAGAGCGTCTCTCCGGCGCTGAGGAAGGCACCCTCGAAGGCAGTCAGGACAGCGCGAATGAGCGCCTCCACGGCCCGGACAGCCTGCCCGGTGACGTCCTCCCGTACCGCCTCCTCGAAGGCTAGCGTCTCCTCGTCGGGCGTATCGTCACCCGTCGATGCCGGCCTCTTCGCCGTTGGAGCCCGTTCGGCTAGCTTCCGGCGTGGCGGCATCCCATTCCTCCAAAGCCTCTTCGTTTGCGCGCGCGACGTCGCGGAGGAGCGCCGGCAGCGCATCCGCTCCCGTGATCCACCCGACTACCGTCAACGGCATCGAGCCGACCTGAATCCGAACGGGAAGCGCGTCCGGCGGGATCTCGAAGTCCTGATCGAGAACCTTGATGCTTTCCTCGTGTACCGGCGAGTCTTCGTCCCCGAACCGAATCTCGATGCTCATTTCGTGTATCCCCATCCCGCTAGCGTCGTCGCCCAATCGCGACCGTCCTCGAAGGTAACAGACGCGGCCGTTCGCCGGCCGTCCGTCGCGATCCCGTGGGAAATCACGTGGAGAATCTGCCCCGGCTTCACTGTCTCCGCGAGGTATTGCATCGCGCGCCGATTGAGTTCCGTCCCGCGCTCCGGGCAGTCGTAACCCTTTCCATCGGGAAACACGATGCGCAGCGTCCCGAAGTTGTACTCCTTGCCGATGCGCGGACGGAGGATGATTCCCCATCCGATATCAAGGTTCGTGTGAACGGTGTCGCCGTCCACGACGCGGACGATCTCCGCCTTCGCGTACCGAATGCTCATCGCTTCTCCTGAGACGTGACGTGATAACCCGCGCAGTGCGGGCAGCGGTAGAATCGGACGGCTCCCTTATCGCGCATTGCTTCGAGCGCGAGCGCCGCCGCTATCGCGTCCCGGTACCGTCTCTTCTGCGGGCACCTCTTCGGCATCGTCGGCTTCTTCGTCATCGTCGGCGGGTTCAAGTTCGAGAGGCTCTTTCTCTTCGAGGACAAGCTTTCCCGGAGAGCCGGCCTCTTCGAGAAGACGTTCGATGAGCGTCGCGATCCGCTCCGGCGGGATGCCGAGAAGTGTCGCGCCTGCTCCCAACTTTTGCATGGCGTCGCCCAACGTGGCGATACGCGCAATCGCGCGATCGAGCGTCTCCGCGTCGTCGTCCTTCTCGTCCTCCCATGCCTTGATCTGCTCCTCTGTGTAATTCGCTTCGAGGAGAATCGAACGTTGCGGTACGCCGTGATCGCGGCGCGCGGTTGCGACTGCCCACCACTCCGGATCCGAGACGACTTCCGGCGGAGCCCAATTGACCGTGATCTCTCCGGCGTCGCGAACTCCGACGATCGCGAGCGCGAGCCCGTAGACTTCGCGCCAAAAACGGAGGAAGAAGCGCTTGCGGTCCGCTTCCTTCTTCCGGATCGGCCGCTCCGCGCGATCCCATGCAACGCCGGACATATTCGCGCCGAAGCGAGGATCGAACTCCGTGAGCGGCGTACCGGATGCGGACGCGCCGAGACGAATCCACTGATCGATCGGGGACTCGAACACACGGAGATCCGGAGCGGAAAACTCTCCGACTCCCTTGACGCCGTGGAACTTCTGCTCCGTGCCCGGACCGGTACGCCGGCCGGATAGCGGCGCGGGACCGGCGGCAGGCGCGTCCGCCGCGTCTCCCCACGGAACGATGTCCGCCTTTTGTTCGAGAAGCGCCTTGTCCTCCGCGATCGTGTAGCGCTCGCGCCACCCATTCGATTCGATGCCCGATGACTGCGTGGCGGTTGCCTTCGTCACGATGTTCTGCGCGCCGATGAAGTCCTCGATCTCGGAACGGCCGTACGGCATATCTGTCCGCATGTGGAAGATCGGGATCTCCCCGAAGTCATGCGGCTCCGGCCACACGTCGGGAGTCGCTGCCGTCTCCACGCCGGCCGCGTCCTCCGCGTACTCCCGCCACTCCTCCTTGTCGAGACCCTTCGAGCCGGGATTCGAGATGAACGGCTCGACGCGATCGGCGTACCAAACCTCCGCGCGCCATACGTTCCCGAGAGCCGTGGATTCCGTCCACCGCCGGATCGTGAACCGCTGCCGCCGGCCGTCCTCCGAATCGTAGAAGGCGCGGCAGGAGAGAGGCGACTGATACGCGAGTTCCACGCCGGCCGCGAGCGCGTCGAAGTCCGGAGCCTCCTCGTCCCGAACGATGTCCTCGTCTATGATCGGCCACACGAGGAGATAGGAGTCTCCGAGAGCGAGCGTCCGTTCCGTGATGAACGGCTCGACTAGCTCCATGTCGTTCGCCTGCCGGATCTCCTCGATGCGCGCATTCACCGCGTCGCCACGGGACGAGACGATCGAGTTGATGCCGAGACGGTTCGCGAGCGTCTCGACGGGAACGCGCGCGAGCCGGAACCGGTAGTCCTGCGCCGTCTTGCCGATGAGTTGCTTCAAGCGGTCCGATGCGAATCGCTCCGGCAGATCCCCGGCGAAGTACGTCCACATCTTCTCGTAGTACGGCGCGGCTTCATCGAGCCCGCGCATTCCCTCGATCAGATCCGCGCTACCCGGCATTAGACGTAACTCCTAGTCTCGACGTGCGTCCGTAGACGCGGAACCTCACTGAGGAAGAACAACACGCCGCACACTGCCGCATCCGCGATATCGTCGTACGGTGCCTTCGGGAACGAAACCATTTGCTCTTCGAGTTCACGCATCCGCTCCCGATGGAGAACGTGACCCCGTTGGTACAGATCGAGCGCGTAGGAGAAGCGAACCTCCTTCGACTCGTTGGACGTGTGAACGAGTAGCTTTGCCGGCAGATCGTGAAGGATCGTGTACCAAAGCTCCCCGCCTTGATTCACCTCCACACGAACCGCCTTGATGCGCTCGAACTCTTCTAGCTTCCTGAGTACCCATGCGCGCAGCGCTTCGCCTGTCAGGCGGATCTTACCGGACGCGACGACTTCGGCCATAGGCTTACCGGCCGCGATCGGAGGAAGTCCGTCGAGCGCGTGTCCCGGCGGACGGTATGCCACGACTGCCCATCCCGTGTAATCGCTCGTTCCCTTCGTCGTCACGGCCGGATCGAGTTGGAGAATCCATCGAGTCGCGAACGGTCCCATCGACTGATACGTGAAATCGTCCGACGTCCAATAGTCGCCGTCTTGTCCCATTGGATCGTTTGCGTAGTTCTTCGCGTACGAGCGCGTATGCCGAATCGAGAGGAGCCATTCGATCGGCCACTTCTCCGGCCACATCGAGCGCGGAGTTCCGTCCCCGTTCTCACGGATCGGCACGTGATGATGCGGAGTGATGCGCTCATCGCGGATCCACTTCAACTCCTCGTCATCGGAGCCGCCGGCAACGCGCACGAGTTGATGCATGATGGAGCCCGGCATCGTCACCGTTCCCACCATGACGACGGCCGCACGAATGTTCAGCGGAAGAAGAGCGTCCGTGATTGTGCCGAGACGCTTCTTCGCGAGATCGGCGGAATAGCGCGCCTCGTCCGGCTCGATGTCATCGAAGACGAGGAGATCGGGACGCGTCTCTCCCACCTTCAAGCCGAGAGACGCAGTGTCCACGCCGCGCGCAGCGAAGACGAAGCCGTCCGACGTATGGAGCATCCCTTGACGGTCCGCGAGCGTTCCGCCTGCCTGCTTCCGCGCCGGCTCGCACAGATCGGGGAAGTCGGCGCGGAGGAGCGTGTTCGTGTCGAGTTCGCGCTTGAACGTGGCAAGGTGCCCGGTCGCCTGCGCGTCCGCGTGCGCGAAGGCTACGGCGAAGCGGCGCACGTGATTCGCTGCCGCCCATAGCGGGAGCACGAGGAACCACCACGTAGACTTGCCGGTCTCGCGCGGAGCGATGAACGCGTGTCGGTTCTCCTGCGGTCCGGTCTCCCCGCGCCACGACTCCGCGATCCGTGCCCACTCGTAGTGAACCTCTGAGAACGTCACGCGTCCCTGCGCGTCGCGGAGGTGATGCGAGAGGTAGAGGATCGAAAACGCGACGGGATCCTTCGCGATCTCCCGTCGCACTGCGATGCGTTCCGCCTGCGGACGGAACGGGAGATCCGCGATGATCTCCCGCAACCGTCGATGCCACGCGGCATCCCACCTCATCGGCGCTTCCTCTGGCAGTAGCAACGGCCGAACGCGTAGAGCGAAGGCGAATGCAACCCGAAGACGCGGCAGCGGATCCACTGCCCTAGATTCCTCATTCGCCGCTGTCCCAATCGATCCGCTCGCCACGCTCGTTCACCATGACGATTTCCCCCGTGACCGTGTTCCGGAACCAACGGAGATTCGCGTCGCCTACCGGCCGCGCCGCTTCCGTGTCGCTGCCGCCTTCTTCGCCATCTTCGACCGTCCGGCCTTCGTCTTGCCGGCGTTCGCGATCTTCGCTGCCTTCTTCTTCCCCATGCTCTTTTTCAGCTTGTCGTACACGTCGCGTCGTCCCGGGGTAATCGCCACGTTCGAGTCCATCCTCTCCGATCATCACGACGCGGGAGCGCGCCGAAGTGTGTCGCGTGTCCACGTACGCGCCTAGGTTCGTCGTCTCCTCGCGTACGGTGTCGAGACGATGCCGCGCGGGAGCCTGCGTCTGCGGTAGCGTCGCCTGCTCCCCGGTCGGCTCACGATGCCACGGCTTCATTTGACGCGGCCGGCGATGCACGCTTTCCCGTCCGCCGCGTTCGTACTCCCCCGTGAATGCCCATCCCACGAAGAGGAGCAACCCGCCTCCGATGATCGCGCACAGTCCAACGAGGACAAGCGGGTTCGAGAGCCACCGCGCGAGTTCCGCCATCATTCCGTGCCTCCGTGGAGGTGAGCCGCCGCGTCCGCTGCCGCCTTCTGCGCTGCCGCCACTTCACCGGGAAGTGTGAGATCCACCTTCGCGGGAGCGTCGAGACCTAGCACACGATGAAGCCGCGCCGTCAGAGACTCCGCGCGCGCGAGTGCTGCGAGCCGGCCGCCGTGATCCTTCACGCCTTCGATGACGCGGCCGTTCGAGACGAGATCCGGAGCGTCCTCATCCCATAGGCGAAGGACGTCGGCGCGCAGATCCCGGAGAAGGTCCGTCTCCTGTTTCACGAGCGCGTCACGTTCCTCAATGGGAATCGTGTCGCGAACCTCCGCGATGATCTGCGATATGCGCGCCTGCGTTAACTCGAACTCCTCCGCGAGCGATTCTTGCGTTCGGCCACGGCAATACAGCTTCCATATGCGACCGTTCCGTCCGGCGAGCGCCGGGTTCGGGAGCGCCACGTTTCCTCCATTCCATAAGGATCCAAAAGCCGGACGCGGTACGGCTAGCATACCGCGTCCGGCAGGAACTCACGCCTCCCCGTAGACGAACTCTCGAAGCCGCGCCTCCACTCGTGCGTACCGGAGCGCTGCCGCACCGATCACCGCGAACGGGTACCGGAGCATGAGCCACACGAGATCCGTCATACCGGCGTCACCTCGAAGTGAAGCGTGTACGAGAGCGCGATCGGCCACCCGTGGGAGACAGTCGCGACGAGTTCGAGAGAGCACGGCCGGAACCCTGCGTCCCGCTCCGCGAACTCCTGCGCCTGCGCGAGCACGTGAAGCGCCTCTCCGAGATTCTGCCGCGCCGCGAGAGACGGATCGAACCCGAAGGACACAACACGCTTCCCGTGATCGAACTCCCGCTCGTAGACGACATGCCGGCCGATCCTCATGGAGCCTCCACCTCTTTCGGTTTCGATGCCTTCCCGGAACAGGACTTCAACGTTCCGCCTCCGGTCTCCCACTCGTGCGCCGGATGCTCCTCGCGCGCGCCGCAGAGTGCCTTAGCTGCCTGCTCCGCGAAGCGCCGCGCAATCCCCGCGAACCATCCGGGGAGCACGGAACCGCGAACCTTCGCAAACTCCTTGATGTCCGTGACCTTGACGCGGTGACGCGTGAAGCCGTGAACGATGCGGCCGTCTTGCCACGTCCACGAAGCCGGCGTTCCGCAGGCGCGCTCCGTGGCTTCGAGAGCCATCACGTCACGGAACCACGCGAACTCCTCCGTCTTGTCCGCGAAACGCCAGTAGACGGAAACGACGCGGTACGGTGAAGCCTCGTGCTCCCCGGCGTACACGCCGAAGAACTCCGCCTTCCGGTACGTACCCGTCCGCTGCCCGCGTCGCCACGCACGCGAGAACCCGATCTTCGTCTTCCATCCGCCGGATTCGAGCGCCTTCGCGAGCGACTTCACCGGAGCCGGCTCTTCGGGAGCATCGTCCGGACGCGGATCGAGATTGCCCGTGATGACGGTCTCGAACTCGTGCTCGCCGGGGAACTCCGGAAGCCGCGCCGTCCTCATCGCAGAACCTCGTGGAGGTGGAACGACGGATTCCCGACGAGAGACGGGATGAGCGGATCGCCGTCGTGTTCCCCGCGCATCGCTGCCAGCACGGTACGCGCCGGAGGCGGATCGGACAGCACGGCCGCGCCGCGAAGCAGAGCCTCACGCGAGTACAACGCGATAAGGCGGTTGCACGTGTTCGCGTTCAGCGAGCCGGTACAGAGAAGCGCGCGTACCTCGCTCGTAAGGTGGTTGTGATCCACGCCGAGACGCTTCGCCTTCCCGGACGCGCGGCGGCAGACGAAGCAACGTCCACCCTGCGCGCGGTAGAGAGCCCGGTACTCTGCCGGCGTGATCTCGTACTTGTCATAGATGTCTGCGAAGAACTTCGAGAGACTGTCCGCCATGCTTCCTCCTTCCACGGGAACGGCCCGGACGGCTCCCCCTCGAAGCCGTCCGGGCCGATCAGATCAGACGTTGCGGTTCGGCTTGATGCCACGCCGGAGGAGTTCGTTCTCCACGATCTGACACTGCCGCTCCGCCTGCATACGGTCCGCCTTCAAAAGCGTCCGCCGCATGATGCGCCGCGAGAGGATGCCGTACTTCACTTCGAGGTTGTCGTCCGTCCACCGCTCGATCTGCGCGTAACGCGTCTCGCGGGGATCACGGACGGCCGGAGCCGCGTTCCCGAGGATCTCCCGCGCCGCGTCGAGATCGTCATTCCGGATCGCCACCGCGAACGACTGCTCCGCCGTGAGCGCCGGGTTCACGATCTGCTTCGTGTGCGCGTCCATAGGGAGGACGGGAACCTCCGCTCCCAACTCCGCGAGCCGCGCCGTGATCTCCTCCGCGCGCTCCGCGTCACACGTCATGAACTCGTCCGAGAGCGCCTCGATCTCCATGTGACGATCGGCCTTCTCCGCCTGCGCGAGTTCCCACCGCTCGTGAGAGCCGTCGTCCGCCGCGTTCTCCTCGCGCTCGATCTGCTCCGCGTACGCCTTCTCCGCGTCGATCTCGTCCGCAGTCGGAGCCGCCGGCATGACGGAGTTCAGGTATTCCGCAGTCGGCATGAAGCGGAAGATCCCGTTCTCCGTCTCCTCGAAGACGTCGCGCTTCACGAGAGCGCGACCGATCAGGACGTTGTTCGTCCCGCCGGCTTCGATCGCCTTGACGCTCGCCGTGCTGAGGTTCTCCGTGTTCACGATCTACCGTCCTTCGTCTTCCGGCGGCTTCTCCGCCGGGCATGGGTAAAGCTTACCAACTTCGGAGGGGGATGTCTACTAAGTTCTTAGGGAGGTTCCGGAGGGTGTGTGAGCTGTGTGAGTACCCCTAGGAAAACTCTCAGAATCACTACACGTATAGGAGATTTCCTGAGGCTACTCACACAGCTCACACGAACCCGCGTTTTCGCTGGTCAAGCATCATCCGCGTCTGTGCGGTACCGGAAGCCGAACCACACGTCCACCTGCTTCGGAATCGGCTTCTCCGTGCCGGGGAACGCGTGCGCCTGCGGCCGGCGTACCACGAAGGCGGCAGCGTCCCCTAGGCGCTTACGGCCGGCGAACCGTGCCTTGTGCTGCTTCGTCGCGGCGTGATCCTTGAAGCGCGGTCCGAACGTCTCCTTCGGCCACGCGTGATGTCCCGCGCCTTCGAGCCACTCGTTGAAGCGGTCCGTGAGTTCGGAAGCCATGACGATAGCGTTCGCGTCCGGGACGAGACACTCCTCCCAAAACCCGAGGATCCGATCCGCAGACTTGCGCCACGCGAGCGTGTCCTCCGCGACGCGCGCGGGAGGCAGGAGGACGGACTCTGTTGCCTCCTCTCCGGCTTCTACGGCGGCTTCGATCGCTTCCATGTTCCGATACCACGCGAGCGCGCCTTCGATCGCCCATGTCACGGCCGCGTCATGCTGTCCGCCGCGTCCGGCCTTGATGCGCGCCTTCAACGTCGGATCGCCGCGCCGCTCGTTCTCCGGATCCGTGATCGGCTGTCCCGGCTTGACGAACGTGAACGGGAACACAACGAGCGCGAGCCGTCGCCACGTGCCGTGATCTGTCTCCGCGATTACCGGCGTGTAGTTCGTCGTAGCGAAGATCGAGTGACTCGACTCGAACTCCATGTTGTCCTTGTGCGTGCGCCGCGCCTTGATCCGGCCAACGTCCGCGATCTGCTTCAAGGACGTTACGTCGATCGAGCGTCCCTCCGTCAACTCCTCTGCGATCACGAGGCGCTGCCCGCGCAACTCCGCGCGCTCCGTGCTGTGTTCGTTCTTCGCGGAGGCGAACAACTTCGGAGACGCCGGGGAGGCGTAGTCCCCGAAGGCCGGGAGGATGCCGTCCGTCATGAGCAGACCCTTCCCGTTCTCTCCGCCTCCCTTCATGATCGGAACGATGCCGTCCGGAGTCGTGTGTCCCGTGATGGCTTGTCCGACGCGAACGCGGAACCACTCCATCACGTCGGCCGGCAGCACTTCGAGCGCGCGATCCCAATCGGGATGCGTGAAGCCGGGACGGTACGAACCGCTCGTGATCTTCGTGTGGAGGAACTCCGACGAGTGAGGCATCACCTCTCCCGTGGTGAAGTTGAAGACGCCGGAGGGCATGTTCAGGAGATCCGGATCCGCGTCGAAGTCGGCCGCCTTCCGCTCCACGATGCCGCGAGCCATCGAGAGCACGGAGGACGCGCGGTTCTTCGAGAGCATCCCGCGCCACCCGTCCACGTCTGCGGCGGCCGTCGCGTCGTCCTTGTTCTTCAAACGGTCCGCTGCCGCCGCGAAGTGATCCACGCTCCACTGCCGGACGGCTTCGAGAACGGTGACTTCATGTACCTCTTCCCACCTCCGGCCGTCGTACGCGAGCCAATCGAGACCGGCCGCCCAACAGAACATGCCGTCCAACACTTCCACGGCGAGCGTCTCCGCGAGACGCGCGTCCGTGAACTTGTCCTCTGTATCTGCCACGCGTGGCGGCTTCGTGGCGAAGACGCGTTCGAGACCCTTCACGCTGCCGCCGGCAGCGAAGTAGTCATCGACCCCTTTCACGCCTGAGATCGTCCCGTCCGGAGCCGTGACTTCGGAGGGAACCACGCAGTAGTGAACCTTCTTCGCTCCCTTGTGGACAAGCCACTTCCCGAGACGCGCCATAGCTTGCGCGACTTGTGTCTTCGAGTTCGTGTCCGCGTCGAAACAGATCACGATCTCACGGCCGCGAAGGGTGACGTCTTCCCAATCGCCCAACGTTCCGTGCGTGTTGCGCCAGTTGAAGACGCCGGAGAGCGCGATCGTCACCTCATCGCGCGAGGTGAGCGAGTCCGCCTTCTTCACGCCTTCCGTGATCCAAAGCCGCCGCTCGACGGTATTGATCCACGGCAGGAGAGCCGGATCGTCTGCTCCGCGATCCTTCGTCCATCGGGGATGCACGTCGAGCCGGACCGCGTTCCCCTTCGCGGAGGCGTACTTCATCTTCTTGCCTTCGCGGTTCGGAACGGCGTTGCGTGGCTTCCACTGCCCGGCGTACATCTGTCCGCGCGGGGAGTAGGCCGGCAACCAAAGTCCCGTGTAGAAGTAGTTCTCGCGGATCGCCCACGACGGGAACCCGAGACGAGAGAGGAAGTCGCGGCTCGATACGCCGGCTCCGCCGAACCATCGGCCGTTCAGCTTCACGCCGAAGTTCGTCTCCTGATCCGGGCGGCCGATGCTCATATACCCGCGCTCGCGCGCAACCTCCGGATCGATCGCGCTGTCCCGGAAGAGTTCGCGGCGATGCTCTGCCACGAGCGGCAGATCCTCTCCGGGCAGATTAGGTGCGTAACGATCCGCTCCCGTGTTAGTCTGCGTCATATAGCGTCCTTAGTGGTGATGACGGTCCGGCGGTAGCGCGCCGGACCGTTTGCCGTTTCAGGGACCTTGATCCTACGCCTGCCGGCTCGCGGCGGCGCGCTCCTTGCGGAGGATGATCGCGGCGCGCACGAGCATGTCACGAGCGGCAGCGGACCGGAACATCTTCGGATCCCTGCCGCCGGCCAACTCGACGGCGCGCTTCGTGATCTCCGCATCGAGCCCGGCCGTGATCGCGGCTTCGAGGCGCTTGTCCTTCTTACCCGTGGTCAGATCGTCCGTGACGGTCGCGGTTGCCATGATCCACCCTTTCTCCTGCGTCCGCACATCGGACACTTACTAAGAAGATACTCTACGGGGAGCCCGGAGGCAAGCGATCATGTCGGGTAGCGCGACTTACTAAGTTCGTGGTAGAGTCTTACTCAGAGCCGGACGGTACCGGCAGGACGGAAGGACTCACCCGATGGACGAGATCAAGACTCTCTGCGTGAACGCGTTCGCCGGCATGAGCCGTTGGTACTGCTACGACTTCGGCGGAAAGCGTACGCCGGGGAAGGAGACGCTCATCGGCGGGAAGTGCTCGATCTGCATTCTGTCGGAGACGGACGGGGAACTCCCGTCGTTCATGCGAAACGAGGATGACGAGTGACCTTCGATCAGGCGAGCGCGCTCCGGGCAGTCATCGAGACTGCCCGGAAGTGGCGCGCAGACACGAAGCGTACCGGCGAAGAGCCGGAGCCGGAGAGCGTCGTCGCGCTGTCCGCTGCCGTGGACGCGCTCGAAGCGCTCCTCCCGGCGGCGCGGCGGCCGAACGCTCCCCACGGGTTCGTGCTCACGCGGCCGTGGGATCTCATCCCGGCGGGATGGTTCGTTCGCGTCCCGAACGGCGAGTGGTGGGAAGTGATGGGTACGGAGCGCATCGGGGAGAAGCAGCATGTCTCGATGCGGAAGGACTCGATGTCTCCCGTCTCTGGCCCGTTCCCGCGCGAGCCGAAGGGAGAGGTGAAGGTCCGTCGCGGTACGCACACGTCCGAACTCGATGACGCGATCGAGGCGCTCTCCGATCTCTTCGGAGGCGTGGAGATCCTCGAAGACAAGCCGCCGTGGGACGAGTGATGGTTACCCTCTATCCGTATCAGGAGACCGCGATCGAGCGCACGGAGACGTGGCTCGACGCGGATCCCTTCAACCTCCGCGCGATGATCGTCCTTCCCACGGGATCCGGGAAGACGATCACGTTCTCGGAAATGTCGCGCCGGCTCCTTCTGCGGTACCCGGACAAGCGCGTCGTGATCCTCGTCCACACGGACGAACTCGCGTGGCAGACCGTCAAGGCGCTGCGCGCGATCGCGCCGGATCTCGTCATCGGAGTCGTGAAGGGGTCGCGGTACAACGAGACGACGGCCGATGTCGTCGTGGCTTCCGTGATGACGTTGAAGAACCCGAAGCGGCTCGCGCAAATGCGGGACGTCTGCCGCGTCATCGTGGACGAGTGCGATCTTGCGGCGGCTCCGTCGTACATGAAGATCCTCGATTACTTCGGATGCTTTGTCCCGCGAGCGGACGGAGAGTTCGCCGCGAAGGCCGTAGGAGTCACCGCGACTCCGTACCGGTCGGACGGGAAGATCGCGAACGTGTGGCAGGAGATCACGTACTCCCTGCCTTTGACATGGATGATCGCGCGGAAGTTCCTCATCCCTCCGCGCGGGATCGCGATCACGGTTCCGGACTTGAACCTCGCGAGCGTCAAGGCAACGAAGGCGGACTACCGCGACGGGGAACTAGGCGAAGCGCTCGCGGACTCGCTCGCGCCGGAACTCGTCGCGCAGGCGATCGTGGAACACTGCTCCGATCGGAAGACGCTCGCGTTCTTCCCCACGGTCGCATCCTCGTACGTCTTCGCTGCCGCCATCGAAGCGGCCGGCATCCCGGCGGAGGTGATCCACGGCGGATTGCCGCAGGCGGAACGGGACGCGATCCTCGCGCGCCACAAGCGCGGAACCGTCGTCGTGAATTGCATGATCCTCACTGTCGGGTACGACGATCCCGAAGTGGACGCGATCCTCATCGGACGTCCCACGAAGTCGAAGCGGCTCTACGTTCAGATCGTCGGCCGTGGACTCCGCGTGGACAAGTCGCGGCCGCACGAGGAGCAGGACTGTCTACTCCTTGACGTCGTGGGAGCGAACGGGATCCACGATCTCCGGAGCATGGCGGATCTCTCGGAGAAGGATCTCGATCCCGAGAAGGTCCGGAGCGGGAAGACGCTCGCGGAACTCGAAGAGGAGTTTGACGCAGGCGAAGGCGTAGAGGAGGACGAACCCGCGTTCTACCGTGGCGAGACGATCGCGAAGGAGTTCGATCCGATCGGCCGCGCGTCGCGCTCGAAGGTGTGGCTCACGACGTCGGCCGGCAATCACGTGATCCCGGCCGGACCGGACGCGTACGTCTTCCTCATGGAGTACCCGAAGCCGGGATCGTACTCCGTGTTTTGGGCGACGAAGCATCCCTCCGCGTCGTTCTTCGTCTGCTCTCTCGGAGTCCACACGAACGAGTCTCATCCCGTCCGCCGCGATCGTCTCTGTGATGGCTGTAAGCCGAAGGCGGTAGCGCTCCACTCGACGCGTCCACACACGCTCGATGAAGCGCTCGATGAGGCGGAGAACCTCGCGATCGATCTCGGCGCGGATACCGGGCTCGATCTCTCGAACAAGCGCGCTTCGTGGCGGAGGAAGGCACCCTCCCCGAAGTTGGTCAATAAGGCGCGCTCGCTCCGCGTGGACGTGGACGGAGACGCGGGAAAAGTGTCAGACCGGATCGGTAAGGTAGAGGCAACGGAGCGGATCGATCCGCTCGTGAGGAAGGTGAAGCGATGAGCGCAGGACTGATGAACGATCCGTTCGCAACCGGGGATGATCTCGCGGGAGTCGCCTTGATGGCGAAGCGGAAACGGATCATCAGTGTCGGCCGGTACCGCCTGCCGAATCTCGACGGCTCGCACAAGACGGGAGGATGGCAGCGAGTCACGAACCTCGTCAAGGCGATCACGGATCAGTTCTCCTTGCGCGTGTGGGAGATCGAACAAATCATGATCGCGGTTCACGTGGACGCGGATCGTGTGCTCCGGGATCTGCGGATGACTCTCGTCGCGGTTCAGGGGAAGGACTACTCCGTTCGGCGCGCGGAGATCGAAGAGTTCGTGAACCGCTGTAAGGATCTCTCCGGCGGGAACGAAGGCTCGAAGTTCGGCAACGCGCGGCATGAACTCGTGGAGGCGGATCACCTCTCCACGCCGGCCGCCATGCCGGACGCGTTCGCGCGGCAGCACTTGTCCTTGTTCAAGGCGAGTCTCGCGCGGAACGAACTCGAACGCGTGCCCGGTCTCGCGGAAAGGCGCGTCGTCATCCCGCGCTTCGATGCCGTGGGAACGCTCGATGCCGTGCTCGTGGATCTGCGGACGCGCGGTCTCCACATCGGAGACTTGAAGACGCAGAAGAAGTTTTGGACGTGGCTCGAAATCGCAGCGCAACTCGCCTGCTACGCGAACGCGGAAGCTATGTGGGAGTCCGCGAACGATCCGATCAACGCGCGCGCCGGCCGTTGGGTGGACATGCCGAAGGTGAGTCTCGATATCGCCTTCGTCCTTTGGATGCCGCGCGAGCATCCCTCCGGTACGCCGGCCGTGGACGTGTACGAGGTGGACATCAAGGCCGGTCTCCGTACCGCTGAACTCGCGCGTGAGATCGTCCTCGACAGGCGCGGAGGGAAGCAGGCGAAGAACCCGCGTGCGTGGCTCCGTGAGGCTCCGGCAGTCACGGCGACGGAGCAGTACGCCGCGCGCTTCGCTGCCGTCTCCACGCCGGCCGAAGGCTCCGCGCTCGTGGCGGAATGCAAGAAGGCCGGCGTGTGGAACGTGATCCTCGCGGAGGAGGCGCTCGCCGCGAAGAAGCGCCTCGAAACTTCTCCGGTTTGAGGGTTGCGGACTCACTAAGAACCGACTAGAGTTTTACTCAGAAGGCAACGGGGAAGCCGGAGCCGGGAGGGAAGGAAACAGGATGGCAGGCAGCGGAAACCGTTGGACTCGCGCCGACCAGCAGGAGTGGGACCGGATGAACTCCGAGAACTCGCAGGCGTCGCAGGGTTCCTCGAACACGGGCAACGGCAGCGCCGCCACCACGAGCGGCAACACGGGACGCGGACAGAGCAACTCGCGCTAGACTCCATGACGGTCCGGAAAGACGGACGGTCCCGGCGGGACAGCATCGAAGTAGCGCCGCCGGGCACGCAGGGACAGACCTTGCAACTCAGTAAAGGGGTAACACAGTGAGTGATGTCATGGACGATCCGTTCGCCGTGAACGTGGACGAGAACGATCCCTTCGCGACGAAGGAAGACATCAAGTCGAGCGGCGTGTTCGTTCCGCGTCCGCCGATCGACGCGCTCGAAGGCCGGACGATCATCCTCGTTCCGCGCTCCTTCGACAAGGAGGCGAAGGTCTCCGAGTACCTCCGCCGGGAGTACAACCTCCCGGAGTTCCGCGAGGAGTGGACGATCGATCTCGTCATCCTCGACGGAGGCAAACTCGAATACGAGTACCGTTCCAAGAAGCAGGGGACGGAGGACGAGTTCGAGGACAAGATCATGACGATCGAGGACTTCCCGTTCCTCGTCCCGAACTTCAAGGTGAGTTGGGCGAACATCATCGGGAGCCTGAACAAGCTCTCCGCGAGCCCGCGTCCCTTCGGTGTCGGCCGCATCCGGGCCGGCTACTCCGCCGCAGACATGCGGAAGGGGAAGACCTTCGACGCTTTCACGGCGGAACTCGCGGCGTGGAAGGAGAAGGCGAAGCAGGACATCGACAAGGCCGGGGACCGGCCGAAGGCGAAGTGGCACTTCGAGTTGCTCGATGAGTCGCCGGAGGCGATGGCGAAGGCTCGCGCGTGGTGGACTACCGCTCGCGCCGAAGGCTTCCGCATCAACTGATCGAACATTCATCACGGCGGACCGGGTACCCCGGTTTCCGGTCCGCCTTATGAGTGTTACGATGAACGTAACGCCGATGCCTGAGGAGGCACACAGAATGTCGAACTCCAAGTACCTCGTCACCGTTTCCGCCGTCGAGTCGGACGAGTACGTCGCCTTCGCCTACGGTGACTTCGCCGTGATGAACTTCGCCTCGAAGAGCGCGCTCGCCGCGATCAAGGACGCGGCCGGCGACTTCTCCGCCCGGATCGTGGAGGTGGAGGCGATCGGCACCGAGGACGAGAAGCGGACCGTCGTCTCCGTGCAGGGTGACGCCGAGACGGTCGCCGTCGTCGTGAAGAAGAAGATCGCGCGGGAGCGCAAGGAGCAGAACCCGGCCGGCGACTCCGCCGAGACCGTCGAGACCGGCGAGACGGCCGGCGACGAGACCGTCTCGGAGACCGTCGAAGCCTGATCCATCCGCAAGCGAGGAGCCGCGTCCACCGATCGGGGACGCGGCTCTCGCCGTTGAAGGGAGTTCTCTTGCCGTTCGCACCGAAGAACACACGCGGCGGACGCGTGCTCGTGGAGCCGATCTCTCCGACCCTGTTCCGCCTCGAAGAGGAGGTTCGGTACGTCGGAGACGTGGACGAGTTCATCGTCCCGAAGGATTACGTGACGGACTTCGCCACGGTTCCCCGCGTCGCCGTATGGCTGATCCCGCGCTTCGGTTCCTTCACGAAGGCAGCGATCCTCCACGATTTCCTGCTCACTCACTGCCTCGAAGCCGGCCGCGTGTCGAGCGTGGACGCGGACGGACTGTTCCTCCGCGCGCTGCGCGAACTCCGCGTCCCGGCGTACCGGCGGCTCCTCATGTGGACCGGCGTTCGATGGGCGGCGCTCTTCTCGAAGAAGCGCCGGCCGGGATGGCTCCGGACGTTCCCGAAGGTGATGCTCGGTACGGTCGCGTTCCTGCTCTCCATCCTGCCTCCGCTCGCGATCCTCGTCGTCGCGCTCGCCGTGCTCGTTCACAACGCGATCGAACTCGTGTGGAGCCTGATCTTTGATGGCAAGACAGAAGCAGGATCCCTCTCGACGTAGTTACTAAGTTCGTGGTAAGCTTCATGCATGACGAAGAAGCAGCGCATCGAACGAGCCCGGATGATCGTGGGAATCCTCTCCGCCGTTCTCGGAACCATCGGTTTCGTCACGGAGGTTTGGTTCATCACGAGCGCCGGGCTCGCCTGCGTCGTGATGTGGATCGGACTTTGCATCATGAGCGCGGACGAGACCAACCGACAGAACGTCAAGGAGGCGAAGAAGCAGTGAGCTACTTCCAACACACGAAGCGGGATCTCGCGGAGGCGCGGGATCAGGCACGGCAGGAGATCGGGAATCTCCTCGCGGCGCTCGCTCACGACTCGTCCGTGAAGTTGGACGATGAGAACATCGATCGGCAGACGATCGCGGAGGATCTCATCACGCGTCTCGTCTCGCTCTCGAAGGGTCTCGGCTCCGATGCCGCGACGCTCTTCGACTCGCTCGTGAACTTCCACGGGGACAACCCGCGTATGCCGCTCGAAGGCGAAGAGGACGAGGCGGAGAAGACGCAGGAACTCCCGAACGTCACGCGCGGCCGGTACCGCTACCGGTCCGGACAGTTCGTCGGCCGCGTGCTCCGTCCGGCCGCGCCGCTGCCGGCAGTCGGGACCGTGGATCACAAGACGATCCGCGAGACGCACAACACGACAACCTTCGACGGGATCGAGCGTCACCCGTTCGAGGGTGGATATTCCGGCATGGCCTGCGTCCGCATGGTGATGCGCAACGGAGCCGGGGAAGACTGCGGACTCTCCCATGACAACGCCGTTCACGATTGGATCTTCTGACATGCGACACAACGTCGAGCGTGACTCCATCCGCCTCCACTCCGGGAACGTCATCGTGACGGATCCGATCCGCATCGAGACGCACGAGGACGTGACGCCGGAGATCGCGAAGATGAACGCGCGTCTCTCCCCGATCATGCGTCACATCGGGGAAGGCTTCATCGTCGTTCGCGCGTACGACCGGCTTGACTCCATCGTTGCCGCCACGGAGACTCTCGTTTTCCTGGCACACGTCGAGACGATCTCGCGCCTGATCGTTCAGATCGACGCGGACGAGTCCGTCGAGTTCCCGGTACGTGTGGACTGACGGACGAACCGCAGGCGAGCCGGACGAACTCGATTCGTCCGGCCGCTTGTCGTCCTTACTAAGTTCGTGGTAAGCTTTCCTCATACCAAACGAGGAAAGACTCATCGAATGAACGTCAACTTCTTGAAGAGCCCGACGGCCGCCGGAGCGGTTACGCTCGCCTCCTTCGCTGCGAGCGCGCAGCACATCGTTTCGGTTGTCAACGAGACGAACCCGCTTGCCGTCTCTCTCGTCTACCCGATCGGAATCGACGGTCTCCTTTACGTCGGGATCCGCGCAATGCAGACCGGCCGCAAGAAGGTTGGAGCGGTTGCTCTCCTCGTCGGCGCTGCGTACTCGCTCCTCTTCAACGCGGACGCGGAGAACGCGATCAAGATGGATCCGCTCCTCATCGCCGCGTCCATGCCGATCTGCTTCCTCGCTGCGATCCTCATCGAGTCCACCGCGAAGCAGGCGGAGGAGATCGAGGTTCCGGCCGCCGCGCCGCAGATCGTGACGAAGACGGTTGCTCCCGCGCTCCTCCCGATCGTTCCGTTCGTGAAGCCGCTCCCCGCGCCTGCTCCCCGTTGGGTTCACGCCGGCATCCGCCACACGCTCCCGATCGTCCCGCTCGCCGCGCCGGCCGCCGCGCCGAAGCCGAAGCCGGCTCCCCGGCCGGAGACGAAGACGGACGCACCGAAGACGGAGGCGAAGCCGTCCGCCGGACGCGTCGCCTCGTGGGACGTCGAGAAGGCGGTTCGTCTCCACGCGGACGGACGGACGGACGAGGACGTACTCCTCCTCGTGGACGGACTAACCGCGAAGCCGTGGCAGCGGACGAAGCGCGCGATCAAGATCATGACTCAGGACGCGTCCACCACGGACGAGAGCGTCTCGGAGATCGTCGGACAGTCGGCCGCTCACGTTGCCCGCGTGCGCGCCGCGATGAAGGAGAGCAAGTGACCGAAGAGCAGAAGAGCCCGGCCGCCACGCAGGCGGCCGGGTTCGGCCCGTGGTTGATCGCGGGAACGCCAGTCGATGAGCCGTACCCCTGCCGCTGCCTCGAACCCGTGGTGATGAGCGACGGCCGCACATTCAAGCCGAAGGCGTGCAACCCGGCGTTCTGCCCGTGCTCCGGCCGGCTCGATCCGCAGGGGCCGGAGTGCTGCGCGATCCACAACACGCCGGCTCGCGCCGCTATGGCGAGCGCCGCGTACGCCTTGAAGAGGCGGAAGGAGCGCGGGGAGTTGATGGCCTGAGGTACCTCACGAGACCCCGTATCCGCAGGATAACGGCCGTCGAGTCGCCACCCTACCTCCTGAGTTCTGAGTAAGCGAACGGCCCGGAGAGACGCTCTCCGGGCCGTTTCCGTGCCTGCTCCTAGGAGCCGATGGCGGGGAGCCGCTCTCGATCACGGAACCACGCGATCACCTCGTCCGGGTAGAAGAGCGCCGCCTTCCCCGGCTCCGGCTCGCCGTCCGGCTCCGGGAAACCCGGTCGGCCGGCAGCGAGCCGGAGCGCCTTGATCGTCATCCGGTCGCCGTCCGCCTTCAACGGCAGGATCGCGACGATCTCCGAGAGCGGCATCGTCCGCGCGAGTTCCCGCGCCGCCGGCTCCGCCTCGATCGTCGGGACCGGATCTCCGTGGAACATGGGCAGGGACGGACGCGCTCCTCCGAGGACGTACTCCACCGCGTACGCGTCCGGGACGTACGGGACGCGGACGATCTCGTACTCCCCTCCGTGGACGTGTGCCCAAATGCCTACGTCCCCGGACGGACACGCGACGAACGGGATTCCGTCCGCGAGCATCTTCCACGTCTTCGCGTCCCACCGCGCGAGGAGACGCGTCCGGAAACTCTCGCGCGTGTTCCGTCCTCCGGCCGCTGCCGCGTCGATGGACTGTCCGATGAAATGGAAGTGGATCCGGAACTCGCGGCCTAGGTTCACGCCGTAGCGGATCGCCTGAACGGCCGGCGACTTCTTCGGCAGCGAGAGCGCCTGAACGAGCGCCTCCTCCGCCTCTTCGAGTTCTGCGAGAAGGTGATCCGGAACCTCGTCGCGCGCGGCTCCGCTGTCCTTGATCTCCTCCTTCGCCTTCCGGACGCGGATGCGTGCGCGTACCTTCTGCTCCGCCGTGAACGCTGTCCAGTAGTCCACGAGGAGCGGGAGAAGCGTATTGATCTCCTCAACGAAGACGTCGAGCGTCGGGAGTTCGTCCAACTTCTTTTCGTCTTCGAGGTTGAAGGACTTACGCCAGATGAGTTCATCGAGCACGGCCGCGAGAACGTCGGAGATCCTGGCAACCTCGTCCTCGATGCGGACGCGTCCGGCCGGCAGACGTCCCGCCCATCGGAGGTGACTCCACTTCTTGAAGTCAAGGATGATCGCGTATCCGCCGTGACGGAGCCGCTGCATTGCGATGAGTTTGTAGAGCGTGCTCTTCCCCGCGCCGCTGCCGGCCGAACCGAGAGAGTGAGGACTGTCGTTCTTGAAGTCCATCCGGGAGATCCGGCCACCCGTCATCACTCCCACGAGAGGATGATCGATGTCGCCTGCGAGCAACTCTTCGAGAAGGTCTTCGATCTTGACAGCCTTCGGCGGGAGCGCCTGCGGATAGAGATCCACGTACCTCTGCGGTACGCCGCTCTCCGTCCACTTCGCGATCGGCTCCGGGAGACCGATCCGCGCGCCGACGTTGTTCGCGATCCGCTTCTTCATCGCGTCGTCAAGAACGACTTCGGGAATGTAGACGCGGACCGGCTCCGGCTCCGTACCGTCCTCGATCTCCTGCCCGAAGCCTTCGGGGAGTTCGATCGCGGCGAGTTTGTCGCGCCGCCGCAGGCGTACGCCAGTCACGCGCGCGAGCACATCGGCCGCCGGATAGATGTACGTCTTCCGCACTTCGCGAACCGTCCACCACGCAGCGACCGACGTTCCGCCGTACGTGATCCCCGCGATCCCGCCGGCAGCGACGTAGCAGAACAAGAACCATCCCCACGGGAGACGGGACCAACCGGGAGCGTCCGCGTCGAAGAGCGTCCACGCGTACGCGGTTGCGCGCGCGACTGCCCATGTCGAGACGAGGAGCGTCGGAACGCCGGCAACTCCCCACCTCCACGCAACCCGTCGCCACCTCGCGCGGGACAGCGTTTCAACCGGCTTCCGGCGGTAGTCTTCCGTTGCGTCGTGGAAGAACGTCGCGTTGTCGCCCATCCCCCAAAGCTCCATGCCGGTCACGAAGAACCGCCACGGCCGGGGACAGGATCGGCACGCGAAGCCGTCGCAGCGCGACGAGGCTAGCGGTACGATGTGTGTCCTCTTCATCTCCCTATGATCTCACCATGAACCTAGTAAAACAACCCTAATCGGCGTACCCTGATTTCATGGATAAGCGGCAGGCGAAGAGGTGGATCAAGCGGAAGGCGCGCAAGATCAAGCGGAAGGCGCGGCGGATGCCGAAGGTGTTCGCGCGCATCGGAAAGCGTGTCGCGCGGCGGCAGGCGAAGAAGGCCGCGCGCCGGCTCCGCAAGACTGCCGGGTTCACGCGTCGCCTCGTGCGTTCCGGGCCGAAGCGCCTCGTGAAGAGGTGGATCAAACGGAAGGTACGGAAGGCGAGCGGTAGGAAAACGGTAGGGATCATCCGTGGCGGACAGTTGACGAAGGCCGGCAAGGTTGCCTTCGGAACGTCCACGCCGATCCGGAAGGGGACCGGCGGCCGGCATGACATCGTGCCCGGACGCAGCATCATCGAGTGGCTTCGGCATCCGGAGTTGGGACGCGGACGCGTGCTCGCCTTCCTGCCGGAACGCTGCCTCGATGTCCTCTTCGAGCAAGGAGGACGTCCGCTGAACGGCGTACCGCTCGAAGAGATCAGGCTACTAGCCTAGTTACTAAGTTCGTGGTAACGTCATCCTCATCAAAACCGAAGAGGAAGGCTCATCCGATGTTCGAGAGGGAACGATGCCTAGCAACCGGGAAAGTGATCTACACGTCACGCGACGACGCGAAGGCGGAGATCGGTCGGCTCCGCGCGAGCACGAAGGCGAACTCGCGCAAGGTGTACCGCTGCGCGTTCTGCGACCGGTATCACGCAACGAGCGGAGCGCGGGGAAACCGGAAGGGGAAGCCGTAAGAGCCGGAGGCGGAGTCTACGTCTACCGGACGCGGAAGCCGGCGAGCCTTCTCGGACTGCTTCACGCGAAGATCGATACTCCGTGGTGGGCATTCCCGATCGGCGCTGCGTTCGCGTGCATCGTGAACGCTGCGTTCGGGTTCCCGTGGTGGATCGGTCTCTTCGTCCTCTTCACGAGCGGACGTCACTTCGCGTACGTCGGAGAGACGGTCTCGTTCAAGGATCGGCACAAGGAGCACACGGAAGGCGGCGGCCGATGGAAGACGCGCGCCGGCCGCCCGAAGCCTTCGGCCGCGTGGTCTGATCTCGATCCGGTCTGTGTCCTGCGGCTTCCCGCTCCGAAGAAGAAGTGGCTCCTCCGCGCGATCGAGACGTTCTTCATCCGGCTTCTCTTCCCGGTTTACAACGAGAAGAAGAACAAGGGGAACCCGCGCCGCATCACGCGAGACAGCGCGATCCGGATGCGCAACCGCCGGAACAAGCGTCGCGTGAAGCTGTCCTTGTGGAACGTCCGCTTCGGTCACCTCGTCATCGTCGTCTTCGTACTGTCCGTTCTCGTCTCGTTGGGAGTGATCTAATGTACGTCCCGGAACTCGAACACAAGCGTTCGGCGGAGGTGGTTCGCCGGCCGGATCAGACGCTCGTGATGCCGAAGCCGGTCGGCTCTCACCTCATCCGCCGTCGCACGAAGAAGGCGACGCTCCGCGAGTTGCATCGGCTCTCGCGGCGCGGGTACGTCGCCTCCGCTTCCGCGCTCGCACAGTTCCACTCGCGCGCAGGCGGAGGGTACGGCGTGAAGATCGCGCTCGCGAAGCCGCTCCCGGAACCGATGCCGGGATGGGCGAAGGGTTGCGCTCTCGTCGGCGCGACGCTCGCCGTTCTGTCCATCCTCGCTGTCTTCGTGCTGAACGCGCTCACAGCCGCGTTCACCGCTGCCGCCGCGATCCCGTGGGGATTCGTCTTCGGCGGACTCGTCGTCGTCGTGATCGCGCTCCTCCTCGTGAAGCGGTTCGTCTTCGGCGGGATCTCGATCTCGCAGAACGTGAACATTCGCTGAGACGCAGAACACAAGCCGGGCTGTCAGCTACACGACAGCCCGGCTTAGTGTGTTTGTAGTAAGCTTCATGCATGGCAGATATCGGAACGTTCGCAGGAATCGGGCTCGCGCTCTACGCGGCGCATCACGTCGGAGACTACTGGATCCAAACCGATCATCAGGCGGCGCACAAGGGGAAGGCCGGGAACGAAGGCCGGCGAGCCTGCCTGTTCCACGTCGCGACGTACGTCATCACGCAGGCCGTGTTCCTCGCGGCCGTGCTCGCGGTGACCGGAGCGGAGGTGAACACGTTCGCCGGCATGGCGGCTCTCCTGTTCTCCGGCGTGACGCATTACCTCGCAGACCGGCGGGAGTTCGGGATCATGTTCCGGATCGCGCGCATGTTCCCCGGCAAGGAGAACTTCCTCCGTCTCGGCGTTCCCCGCGCGAACGTCCGCCTCGTGGCACACGACGAGGACGGATGGGGAGGAGCGCCGGAACTCGTCGGAGACAACCCGTCTCTCGGCACGGGAGGATGGGCTCTCGATCAGTCGTGGCATATCGCGCTAGGCGTGTTCGTCCCGGCGCTCATCGCCTGTCTCTGAACCGGAACCCGGTCGCATCGCGCGGCCGGGTTTCCGTTTGCCCGGAGCGCGGTGATCGCAGACCTTTCCCACTGTCCTTAACTTACCCGGTTCTTAGTAAGTCTGTCAAGGGTGGGATTCCTCACACGTAGGGACTTGTGGACTTACTAAGTTCTTAGTAGACTATGGATATGACGATGACGAGGAACGAGAAGCGCGAAGCAGTCGGGACGCTCCAAGACATCATGAACGGCGCGCAGGAGCAGTGCCACTCCCCGAAGTTGCGGCGCGAGATGATCGCGGATCACGGAGCGCCGACGTACACGCCGGCCGCGTGGATCACTCACCGGATGGGACGTCGCGGACCGGACGCGCAGCCTTCGCAGCCTGCCGAGATGATCCGGGAGCGGAACGCGACGACGAAGATTCAGGCGCTCCGCCGGACGTCCCGTCGATTCTGATCCGGAAGCCGGCCGGGGATTTCGGTCCCCGGCCTTCCCATAGTTACTAAGTTCGTGGTAAGCTTTACTCATCGCCGGAGAGACCGGCGGGAAGCGGAAGGACCTAGATCATGGCGATCAACCCGGACAGCGCGAAGCAGATCGAAGCGTGGCTCGAACTCCACGGGATCGCGCTCTCGGACTGCTCCACGGCAGACTGCGAGCGAGTCGCGAAGGAGTACCACGCGGCGATCGCGAAGGAGCACGGGGAGGCGCTCGCGGAGAACGCGAAGCGGAAGGCTCCGAAGATGTGGGACACGATCGAGCGGTTCAAGGACGGACGTTGGTTCCTCGTGAAGCGCGTTGACGCGGACATGAAGACTGTCACGTACGAAGGCTTCGGCCGTGACTTGACAGTTGGGATCCTCGATCTCTCCGCGTTCCGCTCGATCTTCCGGATCGTCGGCAGCGACGAGTGGGAGCCGATCACGAAGCAGTGCTCGAACGAGTGGCACCGTACCGCTCCGGCTCGCGCGCGCATCCTCTGCCCGGACTGCTTCGCCTGACAGCAACGCCGGCCGCCGGAGATCCCGGCGGCCGGCTTCGTTTCTGAGGAGGAACGATGGACGGACCGAAGACAGCGTGGAGCCCGGCGACGCGGACGCTCTCGTACGAGGTGACGCTCTCCGCGCAGTGCCCGGCCGATGATGTGCGGATCGTGCGCCGGCATCCGCCGTACCCGGATCGCGTGACGCGGTACCTCGTGAACCGCGTAACCGTGCGCTCGACGTGGCAGACCGGTCCGGGAGCGCCGGAGGATCAGGAAGCGCCGGCCTTCGTCACGCTCTACGTCCGGCAGCGCAACGAACACGGGATCTTGTCGAATCTCGAAGGGAAGCTCTTCCTCGATCAGATCGACGTGATCCCTCCGTGGCTCGCGCAGATCATCACGGCAGCGAGCCCGCGCGACGTCCCTTGACAAGGGACTAAGAAGGTAGTAAGTTCTTAGACAGTGGAGAAGGTCGGCCCGGACGAGACTGCGGCTCCGTCCGGACCGGCCGTAACACTCGCCGC